AAAGGAAAAAATATGGGAAGCAAATTAAAGATGAAAGCGCCAAAGAAAAATAGGGTGTTGGAATGTGACAATCAGATGTCACAGGCATTCGCCAGAGCCATGCAGAATTCACGTAAAGAGCTGGAAGTCATGCAAGATCAAGCCTATAACGATGGCTTCAATACTGGTGACGACTGGGCGAATACAATTAACACGGTAACAACTATGTTGGCATTACGGAAATTGCATTGATTTTCCACTAAAAGACTTTTGGACGTAATCAATTGTGCAAATGAGTTTGTAGGACAAGCGAACCGTGGCGAAAGAAGCTTTATGAGCATGATTGAGGAATTGGAATCTGAAACAGATGTAAGAATCCCAGATTTGAATAAGGGACTTGTTAAAAAATTTGGTAAATAAAATATGATGATAAAAAGAGTATCACTAAATAAATGGTATGATTATCCAACCGATTATCGTACGGTAGTCGGTCTGCGAGAATGAGAGGAATGAAATGAAGAAAATAGTATGTTTAATCTTAATTTGCATTTTCTTGACTGGTTGTTCCAAAAATGTTTCGTACAAGAACCGTGATTTACAAGAAGAAATCACATATACCTATGAAGATGTAGACGCAATTATCACTTACATAGATATGCGAAAATGGTTTGTCATTTGTCCTCGCTGGCAGTGGGAGATATCGGTTGAATATGACGGGCTGACTTATTAAGAAGATAGCTTTGCGAATGGAGCAATGAATAGACCGAGTTTTTCAGACAGTCAAAAGGGTGATTCGATAAGAGTTCAATTAGCAAACAAATATGTGAACGGAGAACTGATAGACCGGTATATATCGAAAATTAAATAGGGAGAAAATATAAGCGTGGAAAGTGAGGACGCAATGACAGAACAGGAAAAGAAGGAACTTCTGGATGAACTGGAAAAGCGCATTGACGAAAAATACAAAGGTTGTCTTACCAGAGAAGATGTTGCAACCACATTAAAAGCACCGAGAGAAAAGTGGTTCAGAGACGAGAATGGGAACGGAAGAAGTTCTCTGATGATGGATGCTTTTGATTCATCTATTATCTCGTGGCAAGTCTGGGAAACAATCAGAAAGTTGACTTGCGTTATATGTGGTAAGCAGTATGTCAGACAGCTTGCAAATGTAGAAAATGCGGATGAGATTGCAGAGAAACTTTGCCAGTTTGTTTATGACTTGAAGATGGATTTTAAGAAACAGGAGGACACAAAATGTTAATCAGAAGTCAGGATAAAACAGCACTGGTAAAGTTTGAAAACATTGTAATAAATCTAAAGCTCCCAGATTCATTGAATATTATATGTTGGAGTTTGCAGGATGCACAGAGAAGTGGAGGATATTTTATTTTAGGAAGATATTCCACAAAAGAAAAAGCCATGAAAGTACTGGATATGATTCAGGAAGCCTATGGAGATTCGGAATACACAAAATATGTAATTCCAGAAGTATGTAGGATATTAAGTATGAAGCCAAAAACGGAAGAAAACAAAGCACATGCGGGAGAACTTGGAGAAATGCTCAAAAATGGAATGACGTTCCAGATGCCAGAGGATAGTGAGGTGGAAGTATGAGCAGAGTACGAAACAGATTAGAGCAATACAAAGCTGAGATAGAAAAGAAATCGCGGTATAAGCATGGGCTTCCAGGGAGTGCGCTGGATATCGTAAATAGTCTTCTGGACGATCTGGAACAGGATGAGAAAGAAAATGGTTGGATTCCGGTAAAATATCATCAGATATCAGAAAAAGAACGTGAAGAAGAATCCATCTTAAAAAATATACAGTATATGCTTGACTGCAAAATGCCAGATGACGGACAAGAAATATTTGTTACTAACGGAGAAACAACATGGCAAGATACAAGCTTTATTGATTGTGACGGATATTATCTTGATAGCAATTATGATTGGATTGATGTTACGGCATGGCGACCACTTCCAGAACCATATAAGGAGGACTAAGAAATGCGGTTAATCGACACAGATAAATTAAAAAAAGATATACTGCTTCAAAATATCTTAGGAGAACCAATACAGAAGATTATAGACAGATATATACATATTGTTGACGAGCAGCCGACAGCTTTTGATGTGGATAAGGTTGTGGAACAATTAGAGAATTATTTATTTGAAAAATATTGCATAGAAGAAGATACAATAATTGATGAAATTATAAAAGGCGGTGAAACTGAATGAGTAGACTGATTGATGCTGACGAATTAATTAAATACATCAAAATTTGGGAAATTGGAACAAGTATTAGTTCCGACCAGAAAGAGTTTATTGATTGTGTCAATGAGCAACCGACAGTTTTTGATGTGGATAAGGCTATTAGCGAATTGGAAAGAGATAAATTCATTGAATCAGAATGTATTTTATCTGATGTGCATCAAGGATACAATGCTGGACTGAGCAGGGCAATCGAAATCGTGAAAGGCGGTGGAGTTGAATGAGCAAATCAGTATTAGTGATTGACACGCCAGAAAATTGTTATGGCTGCCCGTTCGGAACTGAATATTGTGGAAATCTTGAATATGAGGGATGCTGTGAATTAGCTGACTGTTTATATTATGATGTAATTCTGATGACAGAAGAACATTATGATTGTGAAAGTAAATCAAGACCTGATTGGTGTCCGCTTATGGATTTGCCAGAAAAAGACAATGGAGATTATCCGGCTAATACGTCTGATTCTGGCTTTGCAGAGGGCTGGAATCAGTGTATTGATGAGATTACAGGAGGAAATTATGATGATTGATTTAACTGGAAAAAGCGTATTCGTAAAAACGCAGGAAGAGTATTTGAAAGTTCTGAAAATGGCAAAATTACAGGGATTTAAGTGGATAGGAGAAAATCATTTAAATGCACTGAATATTCCGATTCCGAATATGTTAAAATTTTACGATGACAAAAATGTAACTTATTACAGTGATGATAAGCCCTTGTATGAAGCATCCGAAATTGTTGTGTGCGAAGAAAAGATTAAGGAAGCAATAGCTCACGTTAAGTATTTTGCTGACAATAAATATAGAATGTCATTAACAGATAAAGTTATTGAATCAATGTTATTACTTGCAAATACAGTAGAAAGTCAATTGGAAGAGGTGAAGTAGATGGAGAGATTAACAAAAAGAGATTTTTCAAGAATCACATATAACGAACGCCGAAGCATTATGTGCAGTTCATATTGCGATAATTGCTCACAGGGTGCAGGAAATTGCAAAACAGTAAAGAATATGATTAAAAAACTCGCCACTTATGAAGACTTAGAAGAACAGGGCTTACTTGTGAGATTGCCGTGTAAGGTCGGAGACATATTATTCCGAATTAATAAAGGTGCGAGAAACCCAATTATTAAGATGAAAGTATCTCGTATTACTATAATAAGCAAATCATATAACATAAAAGCAATCGAAGAAGATCGTGGAGAAGTACTTTTCTCAAACGATGTTATTGGAATAAAAGTATTCCCCACTCGTGAAGAAGCTGAGAAGAAGTTGGAGGAGATGAAGA